GCAAATTGCGGAGGCGGTGAAAAAGTTGTTTTCAAGGGAACTAAAGGACAAGGTAGGCGTTGACATTGCGGTCTCACGTACTATGGCTGAAAAAATAAAGCTGTGGTCGGACTGCTACGAGAACAAAGCCGATTGGCTCACGGACAAGTATCGGGGACGGCATTTGCCCTCCGCTATCGCAAAGGAAATGGCGCGGCTCGTAACGCTGGAATTCAAGTCGGAGCTGACGGGCGGCAGACGGGCGGAATATCTTTCCGGGACATACGACAAGCTTATTGCGGACGCTCCGCTGTACACCGAATACGCCTGTGCAAAGGGCGGCGTAATGCTGAAGCCTTATCTCTCGGGCGGATATATTTCCTCGGCATACGTTCAGGCGGACAGCTTTTTCCCCACGGCTTTCGACGGATCGGGAAACATCACCGGCTGCATTTTTGCGGAGCGTAAGACAGTCGGCAAAAAATTCTACACGCGGCTTGAAACTCACGATTACGGCAAGAAGCTGTACATTGTGAAAAACGCAGCGTACCTTTCGGATAACGCCGATATGCTGGGCAGGCAGGTTTCTTTATCGTCCGTACCCGAATGGTCGGAGCTTGCAGCCGAGGTCGCGCTGAAAAATTTCAGCCGCCCGCTGTTCTGCTATTTCAAAATGCCCGGAGCAAATCAGTTTGACAGCTGCTCCCCTCTCGGCGTGTCTGTTTTCGCGAACGCTTTGGACGCTATCCGCGACGCGGACGAGCAGTATGCCCGTCTGCTGTGGGAGTTCGAGGGCTCGGAGCTTGCGGTAAATGTGGACGTAACCGCTCTGGACGTTTCGGGAAAAGGCGGCGTTCCCAAGCACAACAAACGTTTATACCGCGGTTTTGACAGTGAAAATTTATACGAGGTATTCTCCCCAGCTATCCGCGACCAGTCCCTGTTAAACGGTCTGAACGACATACTGCGGAACGTTGAGCACCTTTCGGGACTGGCTTTCGGAACGCTTTCCAGAATCGACGATACCGAAAAGACCGCCACCGAGGTAAAGTCCTCGAAACAGCGATCATACTGCACGGTAAGCGCGATACAAAAGTCCCTGCGGAAAAGTCTGGAGGAGTATTTGGTCTGCCTCGAAAATTTATGCGACTTTTACGGACTTACTCCAAAGGACAAGATTGAGCAGTCCTTTGAGTTTGACGACAGCCTTATCACCGACAGCGAGACAGACCAACGGATATGGCTGCAGGAGGTTGCCGCAGGGATAATGTCCCCCGCAGAATACCGCATGAGACGCTACGGAGAGACCGAGCAGCAGGCTCTTGCGGCTCTCCCCGAAGCTTTTGGAGGAGATGAATAATGCCGCCGCTTACTCCCGAACAATTGCGGGAAATTCCCGTAAAGCTCGAAAAGCTCACGCGGAATTTTGAGGATAACGTTCTCAAGGATATTTCACGCCGTATCGCAAAAGCGGGGTCTGTTACAGACACCGCCGAATGGCAGCTTATACGTCTGAAAGAAATGGGGTACGCAAACGACTTTCTTGAAAAAGCAATTGCGGAGTACGTCGAAAAATCCGGAGAGGAGATCTCGCGGCTTTTCTTTGACGCGGCGCAGGTCTCCGACGAGTTTTACGGGTCGGTGTACGCCAAAGCGGGCAAGCCCTTTACTCCACTTGCGGACAATCCGTATATGCAGCAGCTTATCGGCGCGGGTATCGAGCAGACCTCCGGTGAACTTAAAAATTTTACACAGTCAATGGGCTTTTCTCTGCCATCTCCGAACGGAAAGGTGACGTTCAAACCGATCGCGGAGACGTATCAAGAGGTTCTTGATCTTGCACAAATGCAGGTTTCCACAGGTGTGTTTGATTACAATACAGCGGTCAGGAACGCCGTTAAATCTCTTACGGCAAGCGGCATACGCTTTGTCGATTACGCAAGCGGACACGTCAATCATGCCGATGTTGCTGTCCGTAGAGCCGTGCTGACGGGCGTTTCTCAGATGACCGGAAAGATTTCCGAGCACAACGCGGCGGAGCTTGAGACCGACCTTGTGGAGGTCACAGCGCACGCGGGAGCGCGTCCTGATCACGCCGAATGGCAGGGACGTTGGTACTCTCTTTCGGGAAAATCCAAGAAATATCCGTCCCTGGTGGAGGTCACGGGGTACGGTACGGGCGCGGGTCTGAAAGGCTGGAACTGCCGACATGATTTTTACCCCGTTCCGGAGGGAATTTCCGTTCCCGCCTACACTGAGGAGGAACTGAGAAATATTGATCCTCCGCCTGTAGAATACAAGGGCGAGACCCTGACGTACTATGAATGCACTCAGAAGCAGCGCAAAATGGAGACGGCTATCCGCAAGACAAAGCGGGAAATTATCAGCGCGAAGGGTTCGAGCGATGATGAGCAGTTTACCGTGAAATCCGTGCTGCTCCGCAGACAGCGGGAGGAGTACAAGGCGTTTTCTCAAAAGGCAAATCTTCTCACGCAGACCGAGCGGTCTCAGGTTTATGGGTTTGACAGGAGCACGGCTGCTAAGTCATCTTGGGCGGCGAGGAAAAAACTTGACAATTCCGGTAGAAGTGGTATAATAGAAACGGGACGTGATAAAATGGCTCTTGAGTATCAGCGTTACGGCAGAAATAAAGACACTCTTGTAAATAAGACATATATTGACAGCGGCGAGTACCGCAGAAAGTTTGATAGTCTTACGGAAAATATAAATGTCAATAAGACTTTATATGATTGTGCAAAAACAGCTTTGAAGCATAGAAGCGGTACAGAATTTGAAGATATGTATTGGATTGACAGCAATACGGGTAAAATTCTCCTCTCTGTAACCGACAGTACAGATAAACGGTCAATTGTATATTCGGATAGAATGAAAAAAGTTATTGATAGCTTTTCAGAAGCAGTCACGCTGCATACACACCCAAGCAGTATGCCGCCGAGCGCTTCCGATCTGAATTCCTGCTTCAGCAATAAATATAAATTTGGCGTTGTTGCCTGTCATAACGGAAAAATATTCGGATATACTTCAAACGAACACGTTAGCGAAAGTCTTTACACTGCATATGTACAACGTTTTATAAAAGATGGCAACGATGAGTACTATTCGCAGATCAAGGCTCTCGAAAGATTATCACAGTCATTTGATATTAAATTTTGGGAGGTGACCTAAAATGGCTGAAAAGGAGTATTTCATTGATGACAGATGCATTATCCCCGATTACATTAAAAAAATGTCAACCGAAGAGCTTGACCGTGAAATTGCACGACTTGAAGCCGAAGCAAAATCCAAAAAAGAAAAAAATATAAGGCAAACATCAGAATAATTTTTTAAACCGCCCATAACAAGGCGGTTTTTCTACGACCAAATTTAATAGGTTTACAAAGCGTTCGGTTCTCCAACTGTTGGAGGGCAGAGCGCTTTTTGTATACCCTTTTTAAGTCTACTTGCCGAAAGTATAATCGGCTCAATCTATATTGCAGACAAAGCAATTAAAAAATTATGTTTAGGAGGATTTTTATGCAGAACATCTATGACATTCTCGGCGGTATCGGTCTGACCGTCCCCGAGGACAAAAAGGCTGACTTCGACAAGGCGGTAAACGAAAATTACAAGACCGTCGCCGAGGTCGGCAAGATTGAAGCCAAGCGGGATCTGTACAAATCCCAGCTTGACGAAACACAGGCGGCTCTCAAAGGCTACGACGGAGTAAACGTCGAGGAGCTGCGCGGGAAGATATCCGCCCTCGAAAAAACGCTTGCGGACAAAGAGACCGAGCACGCTTCCAAGATCGCGGACATGGAATTCAATTCCGATTTGCAGGACGCTATCCGCACAAGCGGCGCGAAGAACTCAAAAGCGGTATCCGCTCTGCTTGATCTGGACAGTCTCAAGGCAAGCAAGAACCGCAGCAAGGACATTGCCGACGCTCTTGAAAAGATCAAGTCGGAAAACGATTATCTTTTCGAGGGGGAAAAGCAGGAGCCTATGCCCTCTTTCCTTGGCGGTTCGGGCAGTACGGGAAGTACTGCGGACGATAATTCCATACGCGCAATTATGGGACTGCCGCCAATCAAATAATTTTTAGGAGGAATTTTTTATGCCAAACTCAATCGCGCTTTTTAAGAAGTACAGCGACCTGCTTGACGAGGTGTATAAGGTGTCGTCCAAATCCTCGGTGCTGGATATTGACGGTACCCTTGTGCAGGCAGGTGCAAACGCAAACGAGATCATTATCCCCAAAATTTCCATGGACGGTCTTGCCGATTACTCCCGCAACAGCGGCTATGTAAACGGCGACGTTACCCTCACCAACGAAACCGTAAAGTTTAATTACGACAGAGGACGCAAGTTCCAGGTGGACGCTATGGACAACGAGGAGACCGTCGGTCTTGCTTTCGGTAAGCTTTCCGGCGAATTTATCCGCACAAAGGTCGTTCCCGAGCTTGACGCTGTAAGATTCGCGACCTATGCGGGAACTACCGGTATCGGCACGGCTTCCGCAAATCTTGCAACGGGCGAAGCCGCTCTCCATGCTATCCTTACGGCGAACAACGCCATGGACGAAGCGGAGGTACCCTCCGATGGCAGATATCTTTTCATTACGCCCACGCTTCACAATCTCATAAACGCAGTTGACAGCTATAAGTCCAAGTCGATGGTGGAAAGATTCGCGGCTATCGTTGACGTTCCTCAGACGCGTTTCTACACCGCTGTTGACCTGCTTGACGGTATCACAAAGACCGATACCGAGGACGAGACCGCGGGCGGCTATGTCAAGGACGCAAACGCCAAGAACATCAACTTCATGATAATCCACAAGGCGGCGGTCATTCAGTACAGCAAACACGTTGTGAACAAGATATTCACTCCCGAGCAGAACCAGAACGCCGACGCATGGCAGTTCTGCTACCGCGCATACGGTCTTACCGACGCTTACGAAAACAAGGCGGCGGGAATTTATGTTCACACCGAAGCGGGAGCATAAGGAGGGCTTTATATGAAAGTTATAGGACGTACAAAGCCGAAACCGACTGTTGTTCCCGCTCCGCCCAAGCCTAAGCCCGAAACCAAACGGGAGGAGAAAAAAACATGATATATGCGGATTATCGGTATTACAGGGACGAGTTCCGCGGCAAGCTTATTCCCGAAACGGATTTCGACCGCGCGGCAATGCCGGCAACGCAGTATATCAATAACGTCACGTTTGGTCGCATCGGCTCTAACGTGACGGAGGCTGTCAAAAATGCCTGCTGCGCTGTGGCGGAAGTGTATTATTCCGGAAGCGTATCCCCAAAAGCCGCAAGCGGGATAACGTCCGAAAAGGTGGGCAATCACAGCGTGTCCTATTCCGCGGCGGAAAACACAAGCACACAAGCTAAACGTCTGCGATCCGCAGTTAAGCTTTGGCTTGGTTCTACGGGACTTTTGTACAGGGGGCTGAAAGATGATAACTAACGCGAACTGCACAATTATCCGTTCCGAGGACGGCAGCTATCGGATCATCGGGACATACCCCTGTATGTGGCAGGAGTGCGAGGGTTACGAGGTCAAAAAGTACGGTGAGGAGAACGCGGACAAGGCGGCGATATGGATCCCCGACATTTCCGCCGACGTTAAAAAACACGACTACATTGTCCGCAGGGAGCTTTCCGATATTTCCGGCTTTGACCCGGATACCGCCCTGACAGTAATGTCCGCGGCGAAGCATGATTACGGTTCGAAGGAGCTG